CTTTAATAATTTGTCCCAGCTTTCCATCTCCTGCACCGTAGATGAAGGCATAGATGAAAGTTTTAGCTTTGTCTCTTGTATCAATTCCAGCAAGTCGCTGATTATAGGTGTGTATATCTCCATTAAGTATCTCATTTGTAAAATCCTTATCATTAATATAATGTGCCAGCATGCGGAGTTCTAAACCACTAGCATCACAGCCTACTAGAATATTCCCCTCCTCTGCTATCCAGAGTTCCCTACACTCCGTACCCCACTTAGAATAGTTTGCTGGTATTTGTGCCATGTTAGGCGAGAAGTGTGTCATTCTTCCTGAGATAGCTCCACAACTATTTACTTTACCGTGTACCCTCCCATCTTTTTGTACCGCATCTACCCAGGCGTTAATCATTACAATTCTTTTAGCAATTAAAAAGTAATCTATTAATAGTTTAGCTTCTGGAATATCAATGGTCTTTAATATTGTCTCATCTATCTTAACATTCCCCTTCTCTGTTAGTACTGTAGGTTCCCAGCCTAGCATTTTCAGTCTTTCAACTATTTGCTGCCGTGAGGCGGGGTTAAAAACCTCTTCTATCTCCCTATAAGAACCTTGTCCATCCTTCTTTAAGTTTTTATGAGCATTATATAATGAGCCATCCTTTTTATATTTAACATGTATATACTCTTTTGTAATTAGTGGGGGGAAAATCTTTTGAAATTGCTCTTCCAGTTCATCTTTAATTACAGTTAGTTGAAATAAGAGGAGCATTGCCTTCTTCTCATCTATCTTCCATCCCCGTCGTTCCTGCTCTCCCATGATTTTTGCAACATCATGCTCAAGCTGTATGCTTTGTTTGCTAAACCCATAAATATCTCGCCTAAGCCTTTGAATAACCCGCTCAGAAAGAAGCACGTCTCGTATACAATACTGTACCATATCATTTGAAAGCGATTCAAAATCATCATGTTCTCCTTTATTAAAGTCACATATAACCCCCCAATTTTTAAGGGAGTGTCCTCCATCTCTAGCTGGACTAGCCAGTCGGGATAGTACTAATGTATCTGTTACCTTTCCATCCCAATTAAAATCCCATAGTCGTGATAGGACAGGAAGATCATAATTAATAATGTTATGTCCGATAAGCTCCGTCACCCCTGTTTGTTTAACCCAAATCTTCCATGAATCCGCATCAAAGAATTGATGTGTTAAACCTTTATCTAATGTTTTAGCACAGAGGACAAATATCTTTGTCGGTTCTAATCCATCTGCCTCTAAGTCAAATATTACTCTCATCATTTATCCTCTTTTTGTTGTTCATTAACAACTTTCATTTTCTGAGCTAAAACCCAAGTCCCACCTTGAGATTCAGGTCTGTCGTATAACTCATAATCATCTACTTCAACTTCCACCCAAACCCTACCCCTCTCAGATAGGTGTGGTGCATTTTTTTCAAGTGTGCAATGCCATCCCTTTCTTTCAGCGAAACCTTTTTTGGGGTGAAACTCTGCATCCATCCATACACCTATTGGTATTCTACTTTTTTGATTTATAAATAGAGGGGATAAACTACTGTCTTTCATTTTTCTTATCAACTTATATGCTTTCATTATATCATCTCTTGTAAGATATGTTTAATTACATCTACTGTGAAGCCATTACCTAAAAGTTTATACCGCTGTGTATTAGACACATCTGAGGTATATCCATCAGGTACTGTCTGCAATCTTTCGCACTCTAAAGGCGTGAGTTTGCGGTAAGTTGGATGAGTAACAACAACATTATCATTTAGTACCTTTGGCTCTCTATTGCCTCCCGTACAAGCATTTAAGGTGGGTGACTTTCCCGTTTTAGCATATACACGCTTGATTAATTCGTTGCCTTTAATGTCTGTTGCTGTTGCTGCGTGATGACACGTTGAATCTTGGTTAAACTCTTTTAGTTCGCATGGTCTTTCAACATAACCATTTGAATATCCATGAGTACCAGCACACAAAGTTGCTGTTTTATTTCTATGAATGGTGTTTGCTTGTGATTTGTAATTAGGATTTAACTGGTCTCCACCTTTATAACCATCAAGCAAGTGTTGTCCTGCGTTATACTCATCATTTACAACATCTTCAAGAATATCCTTTAGAACAATGCCTTTGTCTTTGGGTTGGGTTATAGGTCTTTGAATTACACCATGTGGAACGCCTTTATACATTGAGTTGGTCAGTGTGTTAGATTTTTGATTCTCACTTCTTGCTCTGTTGATTCTGGGTGTGTGTTTATTAGTGTTTTCACTCCTTAGCATATATGCCATTTCTTTGTCAGACAAAATATCACTAACACCATCCTCAATAATATCTTTTAAAACTAAGCCTTTATCTTCTGGCTGTATTAGTCCAGGAATGTTCGTCCAATACAATCTCACTCGATTCTGTGCTGAGACAAGTGTTGAATTAATCATTACAGGCTCAACACCTAAATGCTCACTGATAATCTCTTGGTATTCTTTTTTCATTCTCACATTCTCAAGTAAGAAATACTTTGGCTTACACTCTCTTAGCAATCTAACAAACTGAAAGAACAAGGCAGAACGTGGATCGTTAAAGTTGAGTTGCTTACCTGCAAATGAGAACCCTTGGCAAGGTGAGCCACAAATTATCAAATCAATCTTTGGTAAATCTTTTCCTTTTACTTCCGTAACGCTACCTATCTGTTTAGTATTCGGGTAGTTTTTTTGCGTCACTTTTATGGCGTACTTGTCAATCTCACTCGCATAATAGTTATCTACCTTAATACCTAGTTGATCTAAGGCTATCTGACCACAGGACATCCCATCAAATAAACTTAATACATTCATTATATTTCCCCCTCAGTTAACCTACCAGTATTGAGATCATAAAACAATTGGCAACCTACCCCTGTTAATCCTGCAAAGCGGTTCTTTAGTACTCTGACAGTGGTGGTATGCCGTATCACCATATCATCAGCCTGTCCATTCCTCTCTAAACCTATGACCATATCAGATAATTGACCAATTGCAGCAGTACCCCGCAGTTGTGCTAGGCTAGTTACAGCCCCATCCTCATGTCCTTGTGATGATGGTCGGCGGAGATGGGAGACAAGTATTAAACCCACGCCTGTCTCCTGTGTGAGCATTGCCAGCTTCGTCATAATCTCATCTAATGCTCGACGCTCATCATTATTCCTTTGATCACTTACGATAATACTTATGTGATCCAGGAAGATCCACTTACAATCAGAACCATTTGCAAGATTTCTTATAACACTTACAATAGTGCTTATATCTGCTGATCCCCAGCTATCATATAAGAATAATCTACCTGTACCTAGAGTAGAATCAAATGCTGATCGCATAGTGCCATCATCAACCTCTACTCCTGGTAGGTGTAATGGTCTGTTAACCTCTAATGAGAGCATATCTAAGCCTGTCTTCTTTATATTCTGCTCCATGAATAGTAAGCCTATGTTATCCTCTGTATCTTGTAAGAGGTGGTAGACTAGCTCCTTTATAAAGCTACTCTTCCCCAACCCAGTACCAGCAGAGATTGTTATAAGCTCCCCCTGTCTCATACCATATGTTAAAGTATTTAAATCCTCCCACGGGTAGGGTACGCAAGGTGTGGTATCCTCTTCTGTAATAAGCTCCCATAGTGAGGAGCCTTCTACTATACCCTCTGGTGTATATGGTTTAGCACTCCACCACTCATTAATAAAATCTTTTCCAGCCCCATTTATTAAATACTCATTGGCATCTTTAAGTGCTAGGCTCACTATACGAACTTTCTTGGGTGGTAGTATCTCTGCAACTTTATTAGAGGCGAGCCGTCCAGCCTCATCATTATCAAAGCATATAACTATGTGTTCAAAGTTATCCAGAAAATCAAGATTACTCTTTATACTTTTTAATGCAGAGGGTGCACCATCTCTAATAGAGACGACAGGGAATTTACTACCTAGCATTTCATAAGCAGCCAGGGCATCTAACTCCCCCTCTGTAATAGTTATATATCTACCAGTACCAAATAGTTGTTGTCCAAAGAGTGCGGTTGCCTTAGTTGGCGTACCCCCCCACTTGAAGATTTTATCCTGTCCTCTAATCTTTATAGCGACAGCCTCCCCCTCCTTACTGAAATAGGGTAGGTGGTAATCACCATTATTAGGGTCAACGGTGACACCATACTTCTCGCAAGTGTCCTTTTTAATCTTCCTCTTGGTTAGTGCGGTGAAAATTAAGCGGTCATTATTAGGCTCCATTCTGACTACTTTCTTTGCACCTTTATTATTGTTACTAATTAAGTTATTAATATCTACCTCCTCTTCTGGAATTATCTCATTACAGTTTATATGAAAACAGAAGAAACCATCTGTGTATTGAGCCATACTATGATGATCACATCTGGGACATAACAAGTTACTCTTTAAAAATACTCCTTTCTCATGCTCATTCATAATCCACCCTTGAAAAAGATGGGGTGGTTTTTACACCACCCCGATAATGTCAACGCACAAAATTTAAAACGGTACGTCTGTTTCAGCTTCAATAGGTTTAAAGGGGTTGTGATCCCATCCTTTCCCCTCATATGGGATATGCTCTACTACTTGAACTGCATTCAACCATTTGCCTAAACCATACTGGGTTGTAGCTGGATGCGCGTAGAAGCTTACATCTATATTAATGGTAGATCCATTACCAATAAGAGCACCATCCCAAGGCTCACCTTGACTATCAAATACCAGGGGTGCTGGAATGTCAGAACCCTTTCTACTTTTAGTCTTTCTCTTGAAGACAAAGCAATTCTCTGTACCCTTCTTAGGCTGTACTCCATTTGATGTGAGTGCCTCTTGAGTATCCTCATCAACCTCAAGTTCTACAGACCACAGTCCTTCTGGATTAAAGTCATCCACTTGTGGTTTAATTACCTTCGCCCATTTAGCGGTTCCGCCTATCTGCATATGTTCTTGTGAAAATTTCATATTAGTTCTCCTAATTAAGTTGTTAATAAATAGTACTTTTATTACGTCTTTGTCTTTATATCATATAAGCCCTCCTTATTAAGTGGTTGAATTGCAATAGCTGTCTCCTCTATATCCTTTTTATTCAAGAAGTAACCCAGCCTATTTATATCCGTCTCTTCAAAATGTAATCGAGCTGGTACATATCTCCCCTTCTGTATTACCTCTTTGATTAGTTGTGGTGAGGTAACAATTAGATGGGTTCCAGTGTAGAAGATCCATCTATAACTCTTAGTGGTTTTCAATCCACTATTCCTCCCTCGAAAGTGTGTCTCAACCACCAATTTCCCTGTCTCATTACTCCTTAAATCTACTTTCACCTCAATCCATTTATCAGGCGGGATGAAGATATCGCCTTTAGGCTCGTATCTATCCACTATTTTTGCATCTGGTAAGAAGACACGAACATAATCTAAAGCCACTCTCTCTCCCGCCTTTCCTACTATTAAATCTTCTTTGAACATTAGAACACCTTTATTAAAACACCTTTATTATATAATAATATTATTATTATAATAGTATTTTTCTATTCCTCTATATATATTATACCATTTTTTTCGATCAACTGCAAGACCTCTTTATCTTCCACATCTATATCATACTCATAAAGAGAATTTATACAGGAAGAACATAGCTCTTCTAGTTGTCCTGTATTCGGATTCTTGTAGTAAAGCTCTGTCTCTGTCAGTTTCGCATTACATGCCTTACATCTACTCATTAAGATTGATTGGTTTTGTCATACCGTTCCTCCTCTCTCTTCTATTTCCACCTTTAATTCTTTTAGCCTGTCAGCAGCAACAGGACGTTCGTTGACCATATATATCTCAATTTGACTATTAATTGCCTCAATCAATAGCCCAACTTCGATTTTATCCAAATCATATATGGAAGTGTAAGTCCTTCGAAACACTCTATCTCCTTTATTCATAATCATTTCATGTTCTCCGTAATTAGGTCTGAGGTGTCTTCGTGAATTCTACTCCAATCATACTTCTCATTCATGTACCAACAGACATGTTCCCACACATCATCAGGCATGTCTGCCCACATATCCCGTTCCCACCAGGCTATAATCACACTCTCCTCCCCTGATGATCCATTTTGTGTCCATTGTTTTTCGTAATCACTGAAGTGTTCAACTATTTGTTTTGGTTTCATTTTCTATCCCCAGGGTCTAGTTGTTCAAGGAATTTGACCAGTCTATCATACCCAACTGTCGGTAAAGGTGGTTTCACCTGTTTCCATTGCTGTTGCAGTACATTCAAAGAGGAGAGCAACAGAAAATAATCCTCCTCACTTATTTCACTTATTGTATACGTCTTCTCGTTAGTTATATTCATTATACCTCCTAAATCGGCTTGTATTGAGTTCTAAGACACCTTTATTGAATACAGGTACATGGTAAAGGGTAGAGATTTGAATCAACCTAAGACTATTACAGTTAGGATGGTGGCTTTCTCCTTGTTTGCTACTCATGATTAGGTCTCCCATTTTATGATTTTGGGAGTATCCAAGAACCAGTGGTCACTCGAACAGTCAGCGCAAGTCATGCTCCCGCCATGCTCGTCTGGATGTCCGTCCATCTCCCACTCTTGGCTTTCTACGTCCCAGACATTGGCGACGTCTATCACGATATTGACAGACCCACAACGAGGACAGGCGCGATTAGTCGTGGTATGATCATTCATCATCTTTCTCCTTTTTTAATGTAATTTAAACTCTGCCTCCCGTTCTATCCTACGCAGTAAGAATTTATAGGCTTCCTTAAATGTTTTCTTTCTGTTTCCCTTAATCGCTTCCGAACCCTCATCTAGCATAAAAAGTAACCAAGCTACTTCTTCTTGAGGGTCATCGCACTCTTCAAGAATCCAGTCTGCTACTTTTTCATAGTCATCCATTTATTTTCTCCTTTTATGCAGCCCTTCTAACTTCTTCTAACATAGGAAGGATGGCTCGTACTTTCTCCTCTCTAAGTAGGATTACATTAGCTTTATTCTTCTCATTCTTAACCTTAGCATGTGTCGCCCAATCTGTCAAGGCATTTAGTACTGACCAGAGTGTTGCACCATCTTGGGATACATAATTAAGGAAGTTATGTGATAATCTTTTATAAAGTAATTTATTATCTCCTGCTATCTTATTGAATATTATATCAACTTTATCGGTAGAGATTATTGTTTTAGGATAATCTTTCCATACATGCATTGTCTGCATATAAATTCCCAATGCCTTTCTAAGATGATCTGTTGCAAGATCTATATCCAGGCTCTTGCTATGTCTTTTTTTATAGGTAGCAAAGCTATTACCTATCACCATGCCATTAAGACAGAGCATTCTAAAAGCACCTACCATACTACGAAATGTCCATGATCCATCATAACTATTTAGTACTGCTATCTGTAGTTGTAGGTCATCATTATCTTTAATACTGATAGTATGTTCTGGAAAGGTGTATTTCACTACTGTCCTGGCATTTCCATGTGATTGAGTTATATCTCTTTTTATTCCATCTGTATTGAGATTACTATTAATAATAGCCCGCTCAAATTGAGGTATGATAGTACTATTTGGAACTAATTTATAGTTTTTACCTACTACAGAGATTATTTTTCCAGTATGGGTATTTTCAATTGCTTTATGATTCTCAGCTCGTACCCCATTACTATTATATAATGGTGTACTATGTACTTCGTCAAAAGGCATATCATCAAATAAGTTTGGTGTATTGTTCCTCTTCCAACGGATGTATTGTGTAGGTTCTTGATTTAAATGATTATGCACAACAATTTCTCCTTGTTAGTTCTTGAATTGCAACAGTTAGGACATCTGAAAGTATCTCACTATCTTTTAAGGATAGCAGGATTTTTGGGTAGTTATAAAAATACAGTTCAATGGTTCCTATATCATTGAGTGGGAGTGCTACCCTAATATTAGAATCTTGATTTAAAAAAACAATTTCATCTTTTATAACTTTTTCATTGGAATTACTATCTCTTTTTTCCATTTTTTTTCTCCTTCAATTTCTCATCATTCAAAATGTTATACCATATAATAAGAAAAAGATCTCCTAGTGCTAGGCTACCGTAACCTATCACCAGGATCAATAATATTATTTCCATCATTTTGAATACTCCTTAGCTGTCGTAATTTGTTTTCCATGTCTTCGTCTTCATCAAAATACGGGTTTAAATAAACATCATCTGCAAGTAATTCTGCGCTGGAGGGTAGTAAATTCCAGTGGTTAAACTCATCAACAAGATCATAAATTTTAGTCACTTCAATTCTCTCCTTCTTTTGAATGTTTCCTGTTTGGTGATATCCATGGGTCTAATTCCTTCTCGTATTTTATATACTCCTCTGGAGTTAGACATTCCTCATGTATCTTCTCATCTTCCCAATCAATATCACAATCCAGACTAATCGGTTTATTGCATCTATCACATTCATACGCCATACATTCTGGACAAGCCCAACCATCATACTCATCATCGCTGGCTGGTATCCTATTCACAAACCTGCCAGAGCCAAAGGAGGTATCCTTAAAGCAAAAAATACATTTATCTCCTATATCTTTATTCATATTGGTATTCCCCTTAGTAACAAGTATCAAAATAATGCCCTTCTGATTCGCAGTAGTTGTAGTTTTGCATTATGTCACGCGTAGTTCCTTCCCAGTTAATATGGATGTAACTAGGCAGGTCACCAATATCCCACATGTCATCTACCCAGTTCATAACAAAGTCCTTATCACTCGACCACTCACCATGATATGCTTCTTCTATCTTGTCATAGGGGATACTTAAAGCAGCTCCTGCCAGAAATACTTCTAGGTCAAGGTGTGAGGTTTTGACAGCTTCTATGTAGTCAAAAAAGTTATCATCTAAGTGACATTCAGATATAAGATTATCTGGAATCCCCTCCCAATCCTGGAACATGAATTCTGGATCATGCTCATCAGCGTGGAGTTTTTTACATGCAGCATAGAATTCTTTAGTATCTGAGAAGTTCTCAAGATCAAGCCAGTTCTCAAGATCAAGCCAGTCACCAGAAAGATCTCCATGATTATATTTTTTGTAAGTTCCCACATAGATTGAAGCCATTATTTCAATTCTCCTTATTGTTGACCATCAGTTTAAAAAATTTTTCGCACCTTTATTATCAAACCCCCTGTTGAGGGTTAAAAATTTACAGTTTTCAAAATATACGAGAAGTCATTTTCATCACTCCTCAATGCTATTAAGCGAATGTAATCAATAAGTTAGAAAGTCTTTTGACACCTTTATTACCAATTCCCCGGCGCTGATCCATTTTGTTGCGGTGCACAATATATGTTGCGGTGCACAATACCCTAAGTATGTTGCAATGCACAATACCCCTGAGTATGTTGCAATGCACAATGGATATGTTGCGGTGCACAACACCCCGTTTATGTTGCAATGCACAACACTGATTACATTGTGCACCGCAATATGCACAGAGCAAGCCCCGACGCTCTGGCCCACAGATAATGTGAATAGCTCTATTTAGCTCTGTATTGTGATCTAACGATAGCTTACTAAAAGGGTAGTAGTTACTAAAGGGTATTCGTTAAAATGCGTTTATGAGGATCCTGGCTCCATTTAAGGGGTAAACCTGCAGCAACTCACCCCGTCGCTCCCTGACCCATAAAACAGAGTGCCAAAAAAAAGCCCCTAACTAAGTAGGGGCAGAAAATATTTAAGTGTAGGGGTTTAAGCTACTTTGAGCTTTTCCAGAACAGAAGGATCGAAGCCGATAACCTTAGATGGTGCATTTCCTCTTGAGTTGGGACTCCAATTTTTGCCGTTATCTTTGGCGTACCGTTCACACTCCAATCTGAACATTTCTTCCAGTTGACCCCGTCGAAGCTCTACCACTGTCATTTTTTCCGCCTCGCTCTCCTGTTGTTGGATTGTTGCACTTGGATCATTAAGCCTCGCTCTAATTTTCTTTAGAGTGTTGGGGATCGAGGTATTAAGAATGTAATCCAATGATGAACAAGGCGCGCCGGCGAGAAAATCAACCACCCAATAGACTATGTCGTTATCTTCTTCCCATTGGGTTGGGGGAAAATAAGCTTTCAATAGTTCGATGTTGAGATCAAACAGGGAGGCTGTTACCTCTGGTGCGTCACTGACTGTGATGATGTCGGCGCTTTCTAAAGTTTTGAATGATAGGTTTGTCATGTTGTTACTCCTTGGTTGTGTCGGGATCGGGATGACCCCGACGATTAAAAATCATAGTTACTATTCAGCGATCAAAGTTCTCCTTGGTTGTGAGCATCATATTCGGAAAGGTCTTTGATCATTGATTTCTCGAGAGTATCCCAAAACGAATACCGATAGTTTCCGTAAAGGTTACCTTGGGTCTGAACAAGTTTAACCGCTTTGTAGAAGGCTTCCTCAATAATCCAGTATTGCTGTTCTTCCATACATTCCTCGATCAGCTTGATAACAACTTGTTCTGACGGCGGATAATCTTCATTCTGATCCTGCTGATGATCCTTTTTCAAAGCCTCCTTAAAATCAAAAAAGTCTTTTTTTACTTCCTGAAGAAACTCGTCAAAATCATGATTTAATCTAGCAATATCAACAGTATTTTTCATTAGGTCTATCTCCTAGAGGTTAGATGAAAAGGTACAACGTTGGAGACTTCTACCAGAAAGCAAACCTCTTGTCAAAAATAATTTACCTATTGTTAAATAGACTGACGGGTATGTTGCAACGCACAATGGATATGTTGTGATGCACAATACTGATGGTATGTTCCAATACCACAATATGTTGCACCGCACAATCCGCCCATATCCTCTTGCTAAACTAAGCCCCAACTTGTTTGGGGCTTTTCATTGTCTCAGTAGAGCATAGAGCGTATTGTCGCCCCCTATGCTCCTATACTCCACACTCTATACCGACGCTAACCTAGCCTCTGGAGAGTATGAGACCACAATCATACCTACATTCTCTCCTATTTTTCGGTGATGGTGTTGATGTTCCGCCGTAGGCGGTATAAAAAGACTACACGCTTGCGTGTAGACCTTTTGGTGTTGACGTTGACGTTCCGCCGGAGGCGGTATAAAAAGACTACACGCTTGCGTGTAGACCTTTTGGTGTTGACGTTGCCGTAGCTGTTGCAAGTGGGGAGAGGTGTATAGAGAGTGGATGTGTCCCCCCTGCACTATCTATGAAGGATAAAGGAGTCTCTAAAGGGGGACCCATACACTCTCTATACACCTTGCCCCGCTTGGAGATAGCTCCTCTGCACATGGGAGGTAGTTTTGGAGGGGGTTAGTTTTGGAAAGGGGTATTTTTAGGGTTTTTTAAGTAATATATGTAATATTACTTTACAATCTCTTAAAAATATGTTATAATATAAGTAGTAGTAAAGAAAAAATAGAGAGGGTCGCTTGCATCGCAATATGATTATTATCTTCCAAAACCTACCTCCCACCACTCCACTTTTTAACAGAGACAGAAAAGGATATAATGATTATGACAACATTAGATCAGTTATTAGAGCCGACAAAGCCTGTCTCTAAGAGTACTATAGAGAGCAGATCAGCCCCTGTAAGTTTTTCTCCTGTAACGCGGGTTAATGGGAGCGAGGCAGAGAAGGATAATAATGATGATCATAATAATGATGATAATAATGATCATAATAGGGATTCTAGTGGTAGGTTAGTTAAGGGTCATGGGGCTGGTGGTAGACCGAAGGGTGTTAAGAATAAGATGACGGCGATTGCTACTGCTGTCTTATCGGATAGTACTGGTGCTATTGTCAAGCGGTGTGTTGAGCTTGCGTTAGAGGGTGATCCTGCCAGCATGAAGATTTGCATGGATCGTATTATGCCTGTAGGCAGGGGGACGAAGCTTGCGGGAGGGGAGGGGATCTCGGTTAACATTATAGTAGATCAGATAAAGGATATAGAGGGTTCTGTCTTGGAAGAGGCTGTTTAGTGGCGGATTTACAGGTAAACCTACATCCTGCACAGCTTGAAATCTTCCGTTCTGATGCTAGGTTCAAGGTGGTGGCGGCGGGTAGGAGGTTTGGAAAGAGCAGGTTAGCGGGGTGGTTATTGTTAATCTCCGCCCTCAAGAGTAAGGATAAGGATGTTTTTTATGTCGCGCCTACCTTTCAACAGGCGAAGGATATAATGTGGGGGATGTTGAAGGAGCTAGGCAAGGATGTCATAGCTGCCGCACATGAGAATACTGCTGTACTAACCCTGATAAATGGAAGGAAGATCTATTTAAAGGGTTCGGATAGACCGGATACATTACGGGGTGTGGGTCTGTCTTATCTCGTATTAGACGAATATGCCAGCATGAAGCCTGCGGTGTGGGAGCAAATACTCCGCCCCACACTGGCAGATGTTAAAGGCTCCGCCCTCTTTATAGGAACACCGGCGGGTAAGAATCATTTTTATGATCTATATATAGCCTCGATGGAGGAGGATGATTGGGAGCATTTCTCCTATACCAGCCTGGATAATCCCATGCTGGATCCGAAAGAGATAGAGAATGCGAGGAAGAACATGTCCTCTCAATCCTTCAGACAGGAGTTTGAGGCGAGTTTTGAGAGCTTTACAGGCGGAATATTTAAAGAGGAGTGGATTTTATATGAAGATAAGCCTCGCGGAGAGGGTTCGTACTATATGGCAGTTGACCCTGCTGGGTTCGAAGACGTTGCTAGCTCTACTGGTATTAAAAATTCAAGATTGGATGAGACGGCTATCGCTCTGGTACACGTCTCCCCAGAGGGTTGGTTTGTTGACGAGATTAAACATGGTCGCTGGGGGATTAGAGAGACTAGCCTACAGATTCTACGCTTGGCTCAGAAGCATCAAGTCATGGCTGTGGGGATTGAGAAGGGATCGTTAAAGAATGCCTTAATACCCTATCTTGAGGATCAGATGAGGAGGATGGGGGTTTACCCCAACATCATCGAGGTCACTCATGGTGGGAAGAAGAAGACGGATCGTATTACATGGTCATTACAGGGCAGGTTTGAACATGGGAGGATACTATTGAAGAAGAATGAGAAGTGGAATAAGCCTCTGGTAGATCAATTACTAGACTTTCCTAACCCCCTCTCCCACGATGATCTACCCGATGCCCTATCATATATTGATCAGGTAGCTACTACAGATTATGCACAGGCGTTTCAGGTGGATGATTGGGAGCCAATAGATGCAATTGCAGGTTATTAGAGGAAATTATGCCAGATAAGACAAAGATAGCAGATAAATATTCCGCATTAGCCTCCTGGGTGGGTACTCGCGTTGAGGCGTGGGTTGACCATCGGGACAGTAATTACAAGGAGAAATGGGAGGAATACTACCGACTTTGGAGGGGTATTTACTCCACACAGGATAAAACCCGTCAATCTGAGAAGAGCCAGCTCATCTCCCCCGCACTAACACAGGCTATTGAGGGTACTGTTAGCGAGTTAGAGGAGGCAACCTTTGGTAAGGATCAATGGTTTGATATGGTTGATGATCTTAGAGATCAAGATCCTACAGATTTATACCAATTACGCCGACAACTAGCAGAGGATTTGGAGCGTGAGGGGATCAAGAGTGCGGTAAGTACCGTCTTCTTGAACGGAGCATTGTATGGTACTGGGATTGGCAAGATAGTACTCCAAGTTAAGACGGAGTATACTATTGGAGAGGCTCCTGTAGGGGAGACATATGTCATGGATAGAGTACCTATACCCCAAGAGTATATCTGTTGCAAGTTAGAGCCTATCGCCCCATTTAACTTTGCTATAGATCCCACAGCAAAGGATATTGAGAGTGCATTGGGGTGCGCTCACATACTAATCAAGCCTCGACATAACATAATAGAGAATATAAATCAAGGTATTTATAGGGATGTCGCCATTGGAAGCCACTCTGATGAGGTTGACATCATGGAGGGGGAGCTTACTGAGCCTCAAGAGGTGGATGATAAGGTAAAAATTACAGAATATTATGGCTTAGTTCCCCGCAAACTGCTGAAAGGTGCAGATATGCTGGGAGAGTTAGATGAGGATGAGGGTGATGATCTGGTTGAGGCAATTGTTACTATTGCTAATGATGATACCGTTTTAAGAGCAATCGAGAACCCCTTCCTTTTAAGTGATAGACCCTTTATAGCCTATCAACATGACACTGTTCCCGACAGATTTTGGGGGAGGGGTGTTGCCGAGAAGGGGTACAACCCTCAAAAAGCTTTAGATGCAGAGTTACGCGCCCGAATAGACGCTCTCGCCCTCACCACCCACCCCATGATGGCGATTGATGCGACTCGCTTACCGCGAGGTAGCAAGTTCGAGGTAAGAGCGGGGAAGACTATTTTAACTAATGGTGATCCGCGCTCAGTACTCATGCCGATAAACTTTGGCAACACCTCACCCCAATCTTATACTGAGTCTGCGGAGTTAGAGAGGATGATCCAGATGGGTACTGGGGCTATGGATTCTCAGGTAGGTACGGCTAGTCAGCCGAGAAATAATACTGCGAGTGGGATGAGCATGATGATGGGTGCGAGTATTAAGCGACAGAAGCGCACCCTGAGCAATTTCCAAGAGAACTTTCTAGTACCACTAATAAATAAGTCGGCTTATCGTTACATGCAGTTCGATCCAGAGCGATATCCAGCCGGGGATTATAAATTTAGGGCGTATAGCACTTTAGGGATAATGGCGAGGGAGTTGGAGATGTCACAACTTATTCAACTACTCTCATTTGTACCTCCCGAATCACCTGTCTTCATGGTACTGTTACGAAGTATTTATGAGACAAGCTCCCTATCGAACAGGGAGGAGGTACTCGCCACCCTACAGCAGATGCAACAGCCTAACCCACAACAACAGCAGATGCAACAGCAAACACAGATGTTGGATATGGCTGAGAAGCAGGCGAAGGTGCAGAAATTACAGGCAGTAGCTATGAATCAGATGGGTGAGGCACAGAAAGCACCAGTTGAGGCGGAACATCTTGAGTCTGAGATCGCACTTAACATGGCGAAGGCAGTTGAGGCAGGATATAACACAGGATTAAAGTCGGCACAAGGTAACAATAAATAATAAGGTGGGGTAATGGTTATGGATATTGATACCCGGCGGTTTTTTGATGAGCGTTATGCTCTGTTTGAGACGGATGGTTGGCGTACCCTTCTTAATGAGGAGGTTAAAACGCTAATTGAGGCAAATGAGTCTTTGTATGATATTACTGATATAAAGACTCTATATATGCGTAAAGGCGCACTTCAAGTTCTTAACTGGTTAGCGAATTTGGAGGAGCTTACACGCAATACTGAGGTAGATGAAGTAGGGGAGAACGTATAGAGCGCCCCATTTTATATACCTCCTAATCTATTCTTTAAATGTTTACATCGGAATAGTACAGGAGAGATTATATGGCAACTGTAATTGTTGATGATGAGGAAGTAGTACCAACACAGTACGAGGAAAAATCACAAGCTGAACTAGATTCTCTGGAAAAGGCGGTAGGCACACCCCGAGAGGCAACTGGAGGGGGAAATGTACCGGATGCAATAGCAGAGGTGGAGGAGGAGGAGAGTTTTGAAATACCTTCTAAGTTTAAAGGTAAGACTAAGAAGGATATATTAGAAAGCTACTCAAATCTGGAGCAGGAACTTGGGAGAAAGGGTCAGGAGATTGGCGAGTTACGCCAGTTAACAGATACCTTCCTTAGAACACAGTTGGAGAATACTAGATCTCAACAACAAGAAGAAGGACAGGAAGAACTAGTTAGTGAGGTAGATTTTTTTGAAGATCCAACCTCGGCAGTATCAAGGCTTATTGAGGATCATCCAAAGTTCAGAGAGATGGAGGCTGTATCCAGAAAGAGTAAGAATGATAGTGCACTTAATAATCTGACAAATAAACATCCAGATTATCGACAGGTTATCACTGATGGTGACTTCCAACAATGGGTCCAGGAAAGCCCTATAAGATCACTCCTCTTTACAGAGGCTAATGATAATTATAGTGTTGATGCAGCGGATGAGTTGTTAAGTACTTGGAAGGCTTTGAATAATATTGAGCGCACCCAAGAGGTAGCGGAACTTAAACAGGCAAGGCAGAAGAAGTCTTTAAGGGCGGCACACTCAGAGGTTGCAACTGGTTCCAATCCGTCAGGCGGTAAGTTTTACCGCAAGGAGGATGTAATACGGTTGAGAATAAACGACCCTGATAGATATGATGCTCTCTCTGATGATATTTTAAAAGCATATGCAGAGGGGAGAGTTCGATAGTTAACATTAATTTAAAGATAGGAGATATAAAATGGCAAGTGGTGCAATAGGCACTAATCATCAAACGACTACTACAGCGGCGAATTTTATTCCAGAGCTATGGTCGGATGAGGTTATTGCAGGATATAAAAAGAACCTTGTAGTTGGTAATCTTGTTTCTAAGATTGCACACAAGGGGAAGAAGGGTGATACAATTCATATCCCCAAACCAACCCGTGGATCAGCAACGGCTAAAGCAGCTAATACTAAAGTAGCAATCCAAGGCGACACCCACTCAGTGGTTGATCTCAGCATTGATAAGCATTATGAATACTCTGTGCTTATTGAAGACATTACTGAGGTTCAAGCATTAAACAGCCTCCGTAGGTTCTATACGGATGATGCGGGTTACGCATTGGCTACTCAGGTTGATACTGATCTGTTCACACTT